GCATAGTTTTGTATTCCAGCCGCAATTACGGCAACCAATAAAGCTATCGCACCTGCTACAGCTATTATTTTCGTAGCTAGCTGCTCGTCTGGTGTCATTTTGTTCCACGCCATAGCAACGTACACAGCTAAAGATATTACAGCAGCTAATACAACTGTTATCGGATTTAGTGTACTCAGTAAACCGCCTAATTTAGTAACTAAGCCCGGCAATACGTTTATCATGTTGCCTATTCCTCTTACAAATGAAACAAACGCCCACGCTGCGAAAAATGAAGCTATGACGATAGTTGCGTTTTCAACAAGACTTTGGTGGTCTTTTATCCAGTCCGAAAAATCTTTTAACTTTTCAGTTATTAACTTAATTGCGCCTATAATTATTTCTCCGGTCCACTCACCAAGTGGCTTAAGGAACTCTTCCCACAGCCATAAAGCTAATGGTTTTAAGGAATCTAGAACAGAGTTGAGTACGTCTAACCCGGCAGATATTAACTCCAGCACCGCTGGTAGAGCCTGCTCTATAGCCCATTTCGCAACTGGTAGTAAGATGTTATCGAGTAGCCAGAGCAAGACATTCCCCACTTTTTGCACGATAGGTACAAGACTAGCTAACAATCCGTCGAATGCCCTTAACAGCGGTCCGAAATCAAGATTAGCCGCCCAGTTTTTAATTGATTCCGATGCTTCTCTGAAAAATCCTGTAACCACAAGGACCAAATCTCCAAGGTGCCGCATGATGCTAGTGCCTGTGTCGGCTTCTACCCACGCTTTATCAAATTGATCTGCAAGATTTGCAACGGTTAGAGAAAGGTTGCTGAATGTAATTAGCAGATCATCAGTGATTGCTTTGCCATATCCCTCATCTTTCCATACTTGCATAAATGACGCTCCGACATCAGACGCAAGCTTTTTAAGACTACCGAACATAGTTTGCACTGCTGTTATAGTAGCTGGACCATATTGGTCCCACGACTCCTTTATTGGCTGAAACAGGTCTGACAATGTTTTCTTGACGTTGTCGGCTAATGTCTTAGACTCTGCGCTGACTTGCTCGGTTTTAAACATCTGGTCAGGCGTAGGCCCCTTGTATTTCTCGTCTTCCGGCTTCTGCGCCTGGATTAAAGTATCAAAAGCAAATGTTGCCTTCTTCGCTTCTTTTGCTGCTTCCTTGACTGCTTTTTGAGTATCCGAAAGACTGGCGGCGTAATCTTCTTGAACTGCCACGGCTTTGACAAATGTATCTTTTCCGGCTAGTGCCGCCATTGTTTGACCGATCCAGTTATTAGCCTCTGCAAGCATTGATATCAATTTGCTTAAAGCAGGTGCTGCCGCCGTAACGATTGGCGCAAATGCTGCCGCAATACTATTCTTAAGCATTGTTAGTGACGACATCAGGGAAGACAATGCTACGTTTGTGGATTTAGAGTAACGAGCGATATTTTCCGTTCCTTCTTTAAGTCCGTTCGTTATTACTGATAGAGCACGGAACACAGTACTGAAGAGCAAAGACCTACCAAGCATACCAAGTAAAGACATTCTTGCCCCGTTGGCATTTTTCTGTGTGTCTTTTAGCCCCTTATTCATCGTCTTATTTGATTTAGTCGTCTTTTTCTGTTCGCCATCTACTTTGCCAAGTTGCTTCTTATACTGTTCGAGTTCAACTTCTGCTTTCTTTAAACTACCGTAAGCCTGATCATATTCTTTATCTCCAAAATACAAGCCTTGCTTTTCAAGTGAATACAAGCGATCTTTCAACCTATCAACCTTGTCACCGATACTGGTCGCACCAGATGCTCCGTTTTCAAAAGCAGAACGCAACTTGTTACCTGCCATTTGAGCCACGCTAGGCATATCAGATATTGTACGTTTTGCCATGTCAATGGCGTTGCTTAGCATGCTAGGGCCTTGTTCTGCTTCTTTGAAGTCCTGTTCAACTGCCGCCGTTGTGCTTCTTGTACTTTCTTCGATAGCCTTATTTTTCGCTCTTATTTCATCAACGTCACGTCCGTATATATCTCGCCTGATCCCATCGTCTTCCTCATCACTGCCAGTGTCGTTGCGTTGAATGGTTATCTTATCCATTTGTTCTTCAAGACTCAATACGCTTGCTTCTGCCTGCTGAGCTGACTTTGTAATATCATCGAACTGTTTACTTGCCGAACTAGATTGTTTTGTGCCACTAAAAGCATTTGTAAGGGTGGTGGTCATATCCTTTACCACCGTGGTTAACTCTCTTAAGGCTTCTTTAAGTGATCCTATATCATCAATGGCCCCATCTTTTTTTATTTCCGTGTTGATTAAGATTGTTCCATCGGCCTGGGCCATAATATCCCTCCTTTCTACGGCTCTGGTTCTGGCTCCAAGGCTCTGACTCTGGCTCTAATATTATCCGAAAAGCTTTTTAACTTCTTCGAGTTCCTTTTGTTTCTGTTCCCAGTCGAGGTCACATAATGGCTGATTGTCTTTGTAAAACTCCCGTTCCCACGATTCAAGCTTCTTACTTTTTGCTTTCTTCTGGCGCACACCAAGGACAGTGGAATATAACCCTTCCCCACCAATCTGCATATAAGCACCAAAAAAGGTCCACCAGTGCATATATTTAACACTGCGGACCTCTTTACCTATGTATTTGTTTACTTCTGGAATAATTATGGGAGCATCTTTCACCCAGTCCATTGTACGTGGCTGAGGTTTGTTGTTCGCAGGCATTCCGGTATCGATAAACCAACAAGCCTTTTTGATTGCTTCTTCCATGCGCTCTAACGGGATAGTTTCATAATCAACATACAATATCTCAACAAGCACCTGTGTTTTGTCAGCCCCATCAAGTTCCGGGTCACTGTATGAGGCCAGTATATCAAGTATGACCCTGTAATCGGTGCGGATATTGTATAGAATTCCTCCTACCTCTAATTGCTTAGGTAAGCTGTAGAAGTCTGTCATTTACGATATTTCTGTGTGTATTTGCTTGCCCGGGTCTTTGCTTTGCCTAATCTCTTGCCTGTTTCTAACTCAATTACGGATTTTACGGCATTTATTACGTTCTCAACATAAAACTCGCCGTTTTCCAAAGGTGTGAATGGGCTTTTGCCCTTAAAAAAAGAGCCTGAAACGTCAGCATCAAAAAGGTAGTCAATCTCCTTTTTAATCTCTGTTTCAGCCTCTTCCTTGACCTTTATCAAGTTAGAATCATCTTCATTTCCGTTTAGTTTATCCTGTAGGTTCTCGAAAACCTCAATAGTATGGTTATACCTTTCGATTATACCCATATCGGACGGCACAAAAGTAAACTGCCCTATGGTCTCGCCTCGCATATTCTCGATATCGTAAACCTTGCTACCATCATCAATCTTGATCTTATTGCCTACTGGCTGAATATCTTTAACAAGTCCGTTGCTCATGATGTATCTCCTTTTATGATCCTGATGGGATTTCACCCACTGTAAATGTTGGTGTGCCAGAAGTTAAAGAGGTTGCGGATACATAACCTTTCTTTCTTCCACCATTGAACGACACATTGTAAGGGATATTAATGCCGGAGGTTCCACCGCCGTAGCTCTGTGGTTTTACGATGACTTCTTCAACGTAGGCCAGATGGTTGGTATCCTCGGTGTCCTCAACAATAACCTCCATGATTAGGGTTTTGCATTTGTCACCGATGGTTCTGTCCATAGCGATACTTCTAAGTTTTGGATAAATTGCTTCGTCTGGATTCGCATAGTATGGATCAGCGTCAATAGATGGTTCATATCCATTATCAGTAACCCTTGACTCACCCCATACATTTTTAGATGTAGCCACATCAGGGTTAAGGTTTACCGCTAATTCCTCCATATCAATTCCTAGTTTAAACCATGCGGCAGATGTCAACACATTGCCAAAGGTAGAGTCTAAAAAGTGTACAAGTGCTTTTCTCTCTAATTTCATTTATTACTCCTCTCAGCGATCAAATTCATTTATATATTCAACTGTTACTGGCAGTACCCAATCTTGGACGCTGTCTTTATTTGGTTCTAATCCGTATGAGTTATTACGGGTAATCTTTTTGATGATTCGCCCCTCCGATAACTTGGGGTAACTTGTTAAGTTGTGAGGTGTGCCGTCTATGGTAACTGGTTCTTTACACAGCCATTTACCTATGCCGTCCAGGAACGTCTGTACGGTCATTTTAACCCGTTCACTGTTTGCACCCACACGATACACTATGTAGAATGGATAGCGGCATATCTGGCGCACGTGGGCTGTCACGGACTCTATCTCGCTGTAGACTAATGCTCCATTGTCAGCGGAAAAAGCTATTCCACTGTCTTCCGGTAGTTCCTCAAAGGAGATAAACTCCCCATCAAGCCCGGGATACTGATTAAGCAAGTTTTTCATCGCTTCCGTCAAGACCTCATATCCGGTAAAGTCATTTCCTATCGGTTGTGGTTGATCAGCCATGTTTTCCACCTCCTGCATTCTTCTTCGCATTCTTTACCCACGTTTTGCTATCTCTTGCTTTGGCAGCATCATACCAATGGGCTTGTGCGTCCGGGCGAGCTGTCTTATTAAAGACTAAATCATCTTTAGCTTTTGTCTGACCACTATATTGGCTAACAAGCACCTTACGTTCTCCGAGTCTGGCCCATGTGCTTCCAGTAACTTCACTTACCATGGTTTTTCCTTCGTAAAGGAATCGTCCAGCCGGGCCATAGGCTGCATATACTTGACCAGTTCCCTGTATTGCAGCACTTGCCCCCCTGGTTACGTTTATAAAGTTCCCTGACTGCATAGGCATAAAAGGTATCATACTATTCATTACATCGCCATCAAGACCATACTGTGCCTTTTGGTATTGCTTATCGAACCGGGATAAATTAACATTGATCCTTATATCTCCATCAACCATGGACCATTTAGGGAAGTGTTGTGTTGCCATTTACTTCCCTCCGATCTCGAAGTGAGGTATTAGTTTATACGGACCGCCTACCGTGGTAATCATGTATACATCATCACGAGTTTTGTTTATGTAGTCATAAAATCCAGGCTTATATGCCGGGTCTGCATCGTTCACTGGCATTTCGGGGTACTCTCCCCGTATGAAAAAGTCTTTACTTGCAAAGGTAATCGTATTTGCATATGTGCCCGATGCTTGCGCCGCCCACTCCTTTGGTCGTTTATATGTTTTGCCTTTGATTGTGATAGCCCCATCAACTAGCGTATACTTAATATGTAACTTGGCTGTGTCTGCGCTTTCGAGTCCGGTCTTAGTCACATTTGCGCCCTTATCGACGTTCAGGTCAACATTGCGTAGTACGGTAGGATACCATGTAATGACCTGGCCTACCTGGAACCTGTTGAAAATTGTTACTGTTTCGGAATACATGGTATCTCTCCTTTCATATCACTATTTAACCCATAGATGGGAGATATTGGATCACCTCCTATTTCTGATTGG